AGAGCCCGAGATGAGCGGGGCGATAGCGGAGTGCGGCACCGGTCACTCGTCCCAGCAGACCCAGCACAGCATGTTGACCGCGGCCGCGAACGTGGCGCGCACCCGCAGGAACTTGCTCACGCCGATGATGGGCCGCTCGTCCGGCATCCACTGATACGCGTAGGGCTCGATGCCGGACCCGCCGGCCGAAAGGCCAGGGATGAGCTGCGCATCGAACAGGCGCGTGCCCGTCGGGGTGCCCTCAGCGCTGGCCGTGTAGCCGGTGCCGGTCGTGCTCAGCGTCACCAGGCTGGCGGGCGCGTTCGGGTCGAGGGGCTGCACGCCGCTGGCCACATGGGCGGTCACGGTGGCGGCCACGTCGGTTTGGATCAGTTCGACCTCGCCGGTGCTGGTCGTCCCGGGCGGCGCGTCGAGGTTGAAGCCCCACGAGATGAGCTGCATCTGCCGCGAGCTGGGCGTGGCGATCTGGAGCATCGTCTTGATCGACGTGCCCGTGGTGACCTTCGCGGTGGCCCCGGTCGTCGCCATCGGGGCGTTGAACACCCTGTACCTGTGCATCTCTACTTGCCCTTCTGGCCGAGGACGGCCTGAACGTTTCCGCCGCGGTTGCGGATCTCACGGCGCAGCGGGTCGATGAGGACTTGCCCGACTTGCTGGCCGCCGAGGATGAGAGTGATTTCGAGGGGCTGGGCGCTCCCCCCGGAGCCGCCGTAGGCCATGCGCTGGCTGTCCGGGTTGGAGTGGACGCGACTCCCGACAGGGAGGTCTAGTAGCTCCGCGCCATGCTCGCCGACCCACGTGGCGCCCCAGCGGTTGCCGCCGGTGGCCGCAGCCCCGACCGTGCCGCCGGTGGCTCGGCCGCCAAGGGCCCGCTTGAGCTGCTTCGCCATGGCGTCCGCAGCGTGCTCCATGACCTTGTCGAGCTTGGACTGCTGCTTCTCCAGGCCGGTCACGAGCGCCTGCGCGCTGTTGATCTGCGCCCCGTACAGCCCGGTTCCAGCCGACCCGCCAGCGGCGTTGCCGGCGGCCTGGAGCTGCTTCTCCAGCGCGTTGATGGTCTTGATGTCCGACGGGGACGAGCCGAGGAGCCGCTGCGCGTTCTCCAGGCCCCCGCCGTCAATCCCAGCCTGTGCCAGCTCGGAAAGCGATTGCCCGTTGAGGCCCTTCTTCCGCAGCGCCTCCAGGGCGGACGCGAAACTCTGCGCTTGCCCGACGGACTGCCGAAGCTGCGCCACCGTGCTGATGCTGCCGAGCGGGCCGGCGCCCCCAGTCTTCGCGATGCTGCCGAACGAGACGACCGACGAGGACACCGAGTCTTTGAGCTGGTTGAACGAGTCCTTGAGGCTGGAGAGCTTGTCCTTCGCCGAGGACAACTTGCTGTTCACCGCGTCGAGGGCCTTCTCGTTCTTCAGCGCTGCCGCACCGAACCGATCGAACGCGGCGACGAGCTTGGACTCCTGCGCCCCGTGCAGCGCCGCCTTGATCGTGGACCGCCAGGTGTTGAGCGTCCCCACGAGATCGCCGAGGCTGGCGGGCGACGCGGTGCCCGACTGGAACTCGTTCCGCGAGTAGACCTGCGACCCGAAGTAGCTCAGCGACAACTGCCCCATCGCCTGATTGCGGGCCTGCCGCTCCGACGACGACACCCGGCCGCCCGAAGCGAAGCCCGGCATGCCGTTGTTGATCGCCTCCAGCAGCTTCCGATTCCGCTTCGTGGCCTGCGAGTTGACGACGAACTCGCCGTTGCTCGCCCAGATCGGCACATCATCCGAGGTGCCCGATCCTGGGCCGATGATGTGACCGCCGGCCGCGTAGTTGCCGCCCTCGTGCGCCACGCTCCCCTTCGACGTGTGCGTCGTGACGATGTTGATGTTCACAGTCTTGCCCGAGACGCTGGCGATCTCCGCCTTGGCCTTGCGGATCTGGGCTTCGAGCTGGGCGATCGTCGCTTGGATCTTCGCCTGCTTCGACGGGGGTACCGTCTTGAGCTGCGCTTTCGCCCTCGCGAGCTTGGCTTCCAGGTCGTCGATGTTCGCCTGGACCTTCACCTCATGCGGCACGTGCAACAGGCTGTTGGCGAGCTTCTCCGCGGCGGCGCGGCTGTCGCCCATCGCCATGGCGCTGTTCACCAGACTGGCGTAGCCCCGCTTGTACGCGGCATCCGCGGCATCCCACCCGCCAGTCTGCTTCGCCAACTTCGCGGTGTAGTCGTCCGTGGCCGCGGCCAAGCTCGACAGCAGGTCGCGGTTCGCCCGGCCCTTGTCGGTGTGGATGTCGAGGGTGCGCCCGTTCTCCTTGACCGCGGCGGTGGCCTTGCTGATTGCGTCCTCGAACTTCGTGTCCGAGTTGTACGCGTCCTGGTTGACCTGGTCCAGCGCCTGAAGCGACTGAGTGAGGCCGTCCACCGCGGCCTGCTGGACCTGGAGGTCAGCCTGAACCTTGAGCGCCTCCTGCCCGAACTTCCCCTGCGTCGCGGCCGTCAACTGGCTCTGGAGCGCGGTGCCCTGCAAGGCCGCGTTGTAGTCGTCCAGGCTCTTGGACGGGATCGTCTTCCCCGTCTGCTTCTGCAACTTCTCCAGCGCCGCCGCAGCCTGGTCCGCGTGCCCGCCAGTGACCAGTTCGGCGAGGCCCTTGTCGACAGCGTCCAAGTCCTTGGCCGCCTGCTTCGGCCCGTTGGACCCCTTCATCCCGAGGGTGAACACGGCGTTCATGGCGTCGTTGAAGTGGTCGAGCGCGTCCTTCGACCCATTGAGCTTGTCGATGTCCTTGGCCAGGCCGGCGAGGTTGTCGCCGAACACCCGGGTCAGCTCGCCTGCGGCCTTGCCGTTGGTGCCGAGGTTCCCGAGCGCGGTCGACATCCGGTCGACGTCCGGCGCCTTCTTTCCCGAGCTGGACAGCTTGTCGATGACCAGCACCAGAGCGCCGATGGCGGCGATCGTCACGCCCAGCTTCGCGCCCGTGCTGAGCGTCCCGAATGCGGCGCCCAGCCCCTTCAGGCCGCCGCCAGCCGCCGCCGCAGCCCGGGACATCACGCCGAGCTTCGCGGCCATGAGGACCATGCCGTCGGTGAACGCGCGCCATGCCGCGGCAACCTTCAGTGCAGCGGAGAGGGCGACCATCGAGGCGAGGAGCCCGGCCATCGCGAGCGTCACATCGATCACGGCTGCCTTGTGTGCGGCGAGCAGGTGGATGAAGCTCTGGAGGGGCGGAATCAGCTTCTGCCCGATGCTGATCATCAACGCGTCGAAGCTGGCCTGGAGGCTCTTGAGCTGGAACGCGAACGTCTTCTGCGTCGCCGCCCACGAGTCGCCGAAGCCCTTCGCGCCGGCCGCCAGCGCCGGATACTTCGACTCCAGTCGGCCGAGTTGGTCCACCAAGATGTTCAAGCCCGTGCCGGCTTTCTTACCGAACGCCTCGGTGATGATCTGGCCCTGCTGCTTGCTGCTCAAGCCCGCGGCCTGCATGTGCGCGACGAGGTCGTCCAGGGCGAGCTTGAGGCCGCCCCGCTGCATGTCCTTCGCGAGGCTGTCGGTCTGAAGACCGATGCTGCGCAGCGCCCCCGCCCCGCCCGCGGCCGGGGCCGCGAGCGCCTGCACGGACATCCTCAGTTGGTTGCCCGCCTTGGCGCCGCGTATGTTGTTGTCGCCGAATACGGCCAATCCGGCTGCGACATCAGCAATGCTCAAGCCGTATCCCTTGACGGTCGCGACCATGCCGGTACCGAAGGCGTTGGCGAGGTCTTGCATTTTCATGTCGCCGACACCGACGGTCGCATTCAGCGTGCCCATTGCCTGGCTGTAGTTCTGCACCCCGGGAATCCCGGAGGCGACAGCGGCCGTGAGCGCGTTGGTGACGTCCACGAGGTTGGCGTGGCCGACGGTCGCGCCCTCAGCGGAGATCTTGACGAGGTCGAGTGCCTTCTTCGAGGTGATGCCCATGCTCTCGAAGTTCGACTCGACGTGAAACAGCGACTCGGCCAGCGAATCCGGGGACTGCCCGACCTGTCCGGCCAGGTCGAGGACACCCTTCTTCAGCCCTGCGATCTTGTCCTTCGACACGCCGGCCTGGGTCTGCAACAGGGTCATTTCGGAGTCGAACTTGCTGGCCATCTTCACGGCTTCGACACCGATCGCGGCGAACCCGAGGGCGGCGAGTCCTGCTGTCTTGTTCAGCACCTTCATGGCGCCAGACGTTTTCTCGACCTCGGCGTTCACCGAGGCGAGCGCCGGCCCGGTCAAGTTCTTGGCCGTGACCAGGATTTCCACCAGGTTAGACATCAGGATTCACCCCCAATCGCAGGACTTCCAGGTATCGCAGATATTCCGCTGGTGCGTTCTCGGCCTCCCACGGCGGCACATGCCACCGCTGGCACAGGCTGTCGAGGAACTCGGCGTCAGCTAGCTCGCGAGGCTTTCCGACGGCAGTTCCGTCAGCGAGGACTCCACCGGGGAAATCTCTCCAGAGTCGGAGCCGTCGTCCAAAGGGGCCGGCACGCCGGCGATCGCCTCGGTCCACTTGTTGACGATCGCGAAGATGAGCTTCGGCTCCTCGTCGAGGAGCGAGTCCTCCGTCGCGGGCAGCGGCGTGCCGTCCTCGTCCTCCCGGTTCCACGACACCATCTGCCCGGCGATGAAGCATGCCGTCCGGACGACCAAGTCGTTCTGCGACTCGCCGTCCCGGGACTCCAGCTCCTTGAACTTCTTGATGGACAGCGACCGCAAGGTGATCTCGAAGTCGGGGAAATCGGTGGTCTCGTCGAAGACAAGCTTGTAGAGCGTCGGGTTGCGCCTGCTGCCCACGGTGGCCTCCCTGGGTGAATGGGCTGGGATGGAAGGTCAGGACCAGGTCGGGACGGTGCCGTCGGCGAGCGCGAACGGCACGCTGGCGGTGAACTCGCCGGTCGCGGACCGCTGGAGCGGGTAGTCGGTGATGTACATCTCCATCGCCAGGGCCTTGCCGCCGATGCCCAGCGACACGGTCCGGGCGACCGACGTGGACGGCACCGTGGAGTACACGGTGTGCGACCCGACCGGGTTGAAGACTGTGTCCGCCGTGAGGCTGGCGTCCGCGAGGAGCAGCAGTCGCTCGTTGGCGCTCTTGTCCAGGCCAGTCACGTCCTGCACAGCGCGCGGCGTGGCGAACTGAATGGACGTGTGGTCGTTGCGGATGTCCACCGGGGTGCCGCCAGCGTTGTCAACGCTGAACGTGGTCCACCCGAGGCCCGAGGACTTCGCCATGACGTGCTCCTTCTCTGATCAGCCGCGCGCTTGGGCGTCGGCGAGGGTCTGCTGGTGGGTCGCGAAGTCGTCCTGCCAGTCCGCGACGCGCTGATGTAGCCGCGCCTTCGTGCCTCGCGGGTTTCCGCGACGGTCGCCGTCGCGCACGACGTACAGTTCGGGCTTCCCGATTCGCGTGCGGTGCGTGGTGGTACGGAAACACGGCTGACCGGCCTCGAAATGGAGCCAGCTCTGCCCTTCGGCAATGGCGAGGATTGTGTACTTGCGGCCGCTGGTGAGAGCGTCGTGCAGTTGTTCAGCCGAGAGCCCTTCGATGCGGAGCTTCCACCCGTGCAGGTAGTGGTCGCAGTCGACCTCTTCGCAGGTGGCGGGCCGCCAGTCATCCGACCGGACGGACACCTGGTACGTCTTGTAGGACTCGGGGCCCATCTTGGGCATGTACAGACTCATCAGAACGTCACCCCTGCGATCGGATTCCGGTTGATCACGACGGCGAACTGCGCGTTCGTGAAGGTGCCGGTCGTGCTGACGCGCAGGTAGCGGGCGACGGTCTGCGCGTTCGACGTGGCGATGCGCTGCGCCGTGACGCCGGTGGCCGCGGTGAAGGCACCCCCGACCACGTCCGTGAATGTGGTGTTGTCCGGGGAGTCCTGGAGCTTCACCGTCACCGACGTGCCGGTCACGGCGAAGACGTGCACATACGCCTGGAGCCCGAACGCGGTCGATGTGGCGTTGTCCAGGGCCGAACCGTTGGTGGCGGTGGTGTCGGTGCGGATACCCGCGGTACCGAGAACGCCCCACTCCAGGCCGAACGCGTTCGCCTGCGCAGACACGGCGAACATGAAGCTGCCGTCCGCGCCTCGGGTGCCGTCGTAGTTGATCTGCTTGCCGACCATCGCGGCGGCCGGCGCGCCCACCGTCGTACCGCAGCAGTACGTCGTCACGACGTCCGTGGTCGGCAGTACCGACAGCACGCTGTGCGCGGCGTTCGCGGCGAGGCCCGGGTTGAAGAAGGTGGTGACTTCCATTCGCCCGTCGCGCAGGCCCGGCAGCCGGCTGTTCGCGGACTGGGTGATGTCCGTCGAGTCGAGCATCGCGGGGCCGCCACCGAGGTTGCCGGCGGACTGGATGTCGCCGGACACGTTGTAGCCCGAGATGTAGAGGGCGTTCCCGAGGCCGCTTTGCTTGCTCACGACTGAGCCTCCTGATCCCATAGGTCGTTGACGATCAGCGGCAGGGTGATGTCCATGACGCGGTACTCGGTGCCGGACTGGAGCATGTAGCCGGCGCGGGCCTGCAAGGGGTCGCCGAACTGCCCGAGGAGGTCGATCTGCCGGACTTCGCCGTCGAGCGTGAAGTCGCCGCTGTAGGAGCCGAGGAGGTCATCCAGGGCGGCGAGCATGTTCGGGTCGATCATGTCGCCGGGCTCCTGGTTGACGCCCGCGTACATGCGGAGCATCAGCTCCAGGCGGATCGTCGTGGAGTCCAGTCCGGAGCCGCCGGTGGCGGGGCTGATGCGCTGCACCCACACCGCTGCGGTCAGCCCGGACGTGTTCGGCGGGGACTTGGGCTCTTCGCCGTTCACCGCATCGAACCATCCGGATGTGAGGGCGTGGTCCTGCACGGCGTTGAGGAGCGTCGTCGCGTCGAGGGTCATCCCATGGCCCCCATCTTCCGGGCGATCGCTGCGTCGGCGATGGCGGGCGCCTTCTGCGCGACGCGGTTGCGCATGCGGCGGAACGTCGCGTAGCCCTTGAAGCTGGTGACCGGGGCGTTCCTGCTGCCCACGCCCTCCAGCCACGGCCCGTAGATCACCCCGGAGTCGTTGATGCTGATCACCCCGGAGCCGCGGCGTTCCTTCGTGATCCGCGATTCGTAGTACCCGGTCGGGTGCTGGAGCACGTTGATCAGCTCCATGCCGATTTCGAACTTCGCGTAGTCCGCGATGTCCTCCAGGGCGATGTGCGTCATCGTCTCGACGACCGCGGCTGCGCGCCCCTCGACGACAGCGCCCTTGAGGTTCACGTGGATACCGAACGATGCGCCCACGTCACACCGCCCTGATCCGGGCGTGGCGCCCCAGGTTGGAGTAGACGCGCTGACGCAGGTTGTCCAGTTCGACCGTCACCGCGGACACCGAGCGGGTACCCGTACCGGCCTGCGAGCGGACCGTGCGCGCGTACCCGGCCTGCTCGTTGAGAAGCGTGGCCATGGCCTCGCCGATCGCCAGGGTCCGCACCAGGCCGGGCGCAGCCCACCGGGTGAGCGCGGTGCCGTCCGTTGCGGTAGTTGGCGTCGTGCCGGCTGCGCCCCGCTCGACGGTGAGCAGCCGCGGCGCCCAGATCGCGTCGCCGCTGTGCGAGTCGAGGACCGTGCCGTCCCAGGCGCGCTCGATCGTGAGGATAGGCCCGGCGATGTCACGGACGCGGACACGCTCGGCGCCGATCGTAAGGACTTCGCCCCTGCCGAACGCGGCGCTGTCGGACACCTCCATCAGGGCCGCGTCCTTCTTCGCGGCGAGCGGCGTCTGCACGGTCTGCCCCGTATCCGTCAGGCTCTTGTCCGTGACCGTCATGCGCTCCGCGCCGACGCTGAGCAGGTCCCCGACGCCGACCGCGGTGGAGTCCGTGACGGTGACCGTCGTGGCGGTCGTGGACGTGATGGCCGCAGCGAGCGTGCCAGCCGGCGTCTGGTCGTCGCGGTAGCCGAACAGGCCGGTGACCGCGATGGCACGCTGATACGTGGACCCCATAGCCCATGCGGACTGCCGATCGAGACGGATCTCAACACGGTCAAACGGCGGCCCGTAGTTTGCCGGTTCGAGGTAGTAGTCCGTGCTGGGGATGGTGACGCCACCGGACACGACGAGGCTGGCCGAGATGATCTCGTTGCGGTCGAGCCACAGTCGCCACGACCGGGGGGTCTGGGAATCGGGCCAGTCGAAGTAGCGGGTGTCGACGACGGGGGCGAAGTCCCGGTGGCAGAGCTCAGCAACCGCGGTCGTCGCCGAGGCGAGCGCGCGATCGATCTGCGCGTCGTCCCGCGCAGTGGAGGCTGAGCCGAGAGCGGACCGAACGTCCTCCCTCGTGGCGTACCAGGTCATCGCTCCCTTTCCCTACTCGTCGTCAGACTTGGGTGCCGTCGGGCCGCCACCCGTCGAACGGGCAGTAGAGCCCCCCGTCCGGGGCTTGCTGGAGCGGCTCCCCGTCTTCCGGGCAGGCGACGGGTCCTCGGGCTCGTTCGTCTGCGGCGAGGTCTGCGGCTTCTCGGAGGATGTCGAGGAGTCCGTACCAGGAACCTCCTGCGTCGATGGCTCCTCGCCCCCTTCCAACTCGGCCCCGTCGATGCTGGGGCCGCCATGAACGGTGATCTTCGGCATGTGCTGTCCTTCCTCGACGTGGGTCATCTCGGCGCCGCACCCGGCGCAGACCAGATGCGGCATGTCGATCACGCCGGGCACGATCTGCGGCAGCATCACCCGCCGCACCACTCCCTGATACCGGCAGCCGTCGCCGGGCAGGCACGCCACACTCAGCGACGCCAGCGGACTGGCCGACTGCTCGGTGATCGGCTCGTCGGCAGCGCACTGCGGGCAGCGGGGAGCGCCCACGGCGTACCGCGCCCCGCACTCCCCGCACGCCCACACGCTCATCAGACCGCCACCACCGTGGCGCCGTCGTC